GCTCGTCGACGACGCGGTTGAAGCACGCCGCGTAGTAGCTGTAGAGCACCAGGTCGATGCCGAGCTGCTTGGCCTTCGGCTGGTCCGCGCGGATGTAGAACGGCGCGGCGGGGTCCTCCCACAGGTGGGCCTCGTGCTGGGCGACAACCGCGATGACGTCCTCGTTGGTCGCCGTGCCGAGGTTCCTCGGCAGGTTGTTGTCGGTGACGACGCGGCCGCCGTTGGGCAGGAACCCGCGCACGCCGGCGGCGTAGGTGGTGCCGTCGTTGACGCCGAACGTGTTCGTCGGGACGCCGGCGTTCTGCACGAACGGCTTCTGGTCGGTGGTCTCACCATTCAGCCACGCCCAGCGCCGGCCGCGCATGAGGGTGAACAGGTCGTCCTCGTCGAGGTCCTGCAGCACGTCCTCGACGTTGGCCGAGGCGCCGAGGATCTTGCGGTACACCTCGACGGCGGTCGGGTCCGCGTCGGTGTACGTGATCGCGTTCGCGACGGCGAGCAGGCCCCACTCGGGGGCGTTGATCAGCCGGCTGTCGAGAGCCTGGGCGTGGGCCTTGAGCAGGTCCTCGAACACGATGTCCTCGGTGCCCAGGCCGCGCTCGGCCGACTGGCGCGAGACGGTCTGGGAACCGGCGATCGTGCGGACGCGGACGGGGATGTCCTCGTCCTCGTAGTCCTCCTCGACCACCGGGTCGAGCTCGTCGACCTGCTCGCCGGCCGCGGTCGTCTGGGTCTGCCGCGGGATGTAGACCGTCATGCCGGTCTCGGGCAGGTCGTGGTGCCGGCACATGTCGGCGAACTTGCGACCCGGCCGGCCCTTGGACGCGTACAGGTCGACCAGGTACTGCGGCACGATCGTGCCCGGCGCGCTGCCGGTGGTGACCGCGCGCTGCACCGCCTCGGCCCGCACCGCCCGCTCCTCGGTCACGTGGGCGGAGATCCGCTCGCGGGCGTCCCGGTTGCCGAGGAAGTCCCCGACGACGTCGGACAGGAAGCGCTGGCCCTTCGGGTCGTTCTCGACCGTGTAGGTGCGCTTCTCGTTGACCGTCGCGCGGGCCTCCCGCTCGGACTGCGAGGCGCGAGCGCCGGACGGCGCGGTGTCCTCCTGCAGCCGGGCGATCGCCTCGTCCGACCGCAGCTCCTGCTCGTAGCCGTCGAGCTGCGAGCGCAGCGTCTCGATCTCGGCGTCGATGCCCGCCTTCTTGCTGCGGAGCTCGTCGACCTTGGCCTCGTCGACCGTGTCGGCGCCGCGCAGCTCGTCGAGCTCCGTGGCGTACTGGTTGCGCATGCTGATCCGGGCGTTCATCTGCTCCCGGGCCCGCGCGATGAGCTGCTCGAGCGTCATCGTGGTGCTCCTCATCTGCCCCCGTCTCGGGGGCGGTCAGGTGGTGTGGTGGGGTCCGAGCAGCGACAGGTGGTACCCGGCCAGGCTCATGGCGCGGCAGGCCCTTGCGCGACGCAGCGCGGGGTGGGTGGTGCGGCCGCTCAGACGAGCGGCATGAGACGCGTGTCGTCGAAGGTGACGACGTCGCGCCCACGGGTGGGCAGCGCGCCGGCGGGCTCGAGCCGCGAGCGCAGCGCGGAGAACGCCTGCCGCGCGGTGGCGTCGTCGAGGCTGCGGACGATGTCCAGCGCCTCGCTCGAGCGCAGACCGGCGCCGGCGGTGTACGGGTTCGCGCCGTAGGCGACGATGGCGACGTCGCCGCGGTGGATGTCGTACTGCTCGATGCGGTACTCGGTGTAGTCCGGGGACCACTGGCCGCGCTCGATGCGGAACATAAAGCTCATCTCGTCGATGAGCCCGGCCCGCAGCTTCGGGGCGATGTACGCCACGTCCGGGTCCTCGCGGTCGAGCGCGGGGGCGTCGACGAACAGGCCGCTCTCGTCCTCGCGGAGCGTGAGGGTGCCGTTCGTGGTGCGGGCGATGCGCCGCAGCGCTGCGTGCTGCAGCACGAGCGGGACGTCGAGGTCGGCCCGGGACAGCGACGCAGCGCCGGCGCCGGCGGCCATCACCTCGGTGTACGGCCCGGCCCAGTCCCACATCTCGTAGCCGCGCTCGTACACCGTGGCGTACCCCTCGAAGTGCAGGGGCCCGGTGCCGTCGTCCGCGCCGCGCAGCTGCATGCGGGCCGCCGGTGCGGCGACCCAGGCACGCGCACCCTGCTCAGGGGCGCACCGCCGCTGCGAGGGGCGGTCGGCGCGCTGGGCGATCGCCTGCGCACGCTCGCGGCCTGCGGCCGCGATCTGCTCGGTGAGCTCGGGGTCCATCTCAGTTCCCTCCGGAGGTCTGCGGCTGGCTGGGCCGGTTGGTCGGCCAGAGCCGCTCGAACTGCGCGTAGTCGGCGTCGGACAGGGGCAGCTGGTCCTCGAGCGCCCGGGCCTGGTCCGGGGTGCGGGTGCGCGACTCGATCTGCAGCTTGAACAGCTCGGCGCGGGACTTGGCGTCCATCGCGAGGATCGCGTCGCGGTTGAGCTTCACGAACCGCGGCTTGGGGGTCAGCCGGCTCAGCGCCTCCTCGCGGCGCTTGATAGCGGCGCCGAGGTTCATCACCAGCAGCTGCAGGTTGCGCTGGGTGATGTTGGCGTAGGACAGCGTCGAGGACTGCACCGCGACGTCGACCAGGTCGGCGGGCACACCGAGGAACCGGCACAGCGCCACGTCGGAGTACTGCATCTGCTCGATGAACGCCGACTCCGACGCCTTGGCGGCGACCGGGTTGTACGTCCAGTCCTTGCCGGTGACGAACACGTCGCCGGCTGCCATCGACTCCTTGAAGCGCTGCTTGGTGATCCGGGCCTCGGCGGGGCTCAGGGTCTTCTCGGCGTTGCGCAGGATGGCCGACGGGACGGTGCCGTTGACGAACCAGTCGAGCGCGAACTGCTGGGCGGCCTCGGCGCCGGCGAGGTTGAGCGCTGCGTACGCGATCGGCGAGAGCCCGACCGGCAGGCCGGCCACCGTGTGCTGGCGCTCGTGCCAGATCAGGCGGCTGTCGACCTTCTCGCCGTTGATCCGGTACTCCTTGACCCGGTGGTCCTTGATGCGGATCCGGACCTCGTCCATCGACACCAGGTCGATCGAGGCCGGCAGCTGCAGGGCGTCGAACTTGGTGATGACGCCGATGTTGTTGCCCGACCGGTCCAGGCTCATCTGCCCGGAGTACAGCCACTCGCCCACGCCCATCGGGTGCCCGTCGGCGATCTCCGACGGCTCGACCAGCACGGGGGGCGCGGTGACCGGAGCGTTGATCCCGGCGCCGGGCACCTTGCGGAACACGTCGACCGGCATGATCGACAGCAGGTCGGCACGGAGCCTGCAGGCGCCCCAGACCACCGACTGCCGCAGCGCGGAGTCGGACGTGACGCGGGGTCCGGTCACGCCGCGGCGGCCGCGGCTGTCGTAGGCGATCGCGTCGCTGAACGACGCTGCGCGACGGAACAGGCTCACTCGGTGCCTCCCTTCCTGGCGCGCCGGCGCGTGCGGTCGATGAGCCAGGACACGGCCAGCAGCCCGAGGCCGGCGGTCGCCAGACCGCCGGGCCAGGACAGCCAGAGCCCGGCGACGAGCGCCGCGGCAGCCACGAGCGCCAGCGCGCCGAGCAGGTCCAGCACGTCGGTGACGAGCGTGATCACGGTGCTCCCCTCACAGGTCGAAGTCCGGGTCGTCACCGGACCCGTAGGTGCTGTCGGCGACGTTGTAGTCGTCGGCGTGCTGCTCGACCCACAGGAAGCGAGCGACGGTCGCCGCGTACAGCGGCGTGATGTCGCGCAGCGAACGACCGCGCGCCCAGACGAACCCGCCCTCCTGGGTGAGCATCCGCTTGGTCGCAGCGGCGAGTGCGTCGTCGAGCTCCTCGTCGTGCACGTGCCGCAGGCGGGTGTCCATCGCGTCGTCGTAGAACGCGCCGCACGCGTCCATCCGGTCCTGCGCAGTGAGCCGGCGCACGACGAACCCGGCCTCCTCGAGGTCCGGCGCCAGCGAGCGCGCCGAGTCGATCAGCGCGACGTGCTTGCCGCCCCACCGCGACCGCAGCTCGACGAGCCGGTCGACGCACCAGACCGGCGCGCCGGGCCGGCGCTCGATGCAGTCGACGAACACCCGGCCCTCGAGGGCCGAGGCCGCCATGCCGATCGAGGCGACGTCACGCTCCGGCGCGACGTCGATCGACCAGACAGGCTCGCCCTGCCAGACCGAGATCTCGTCACCGGTCACGGCGTTGTCGTTCCACGTCACCTGCGGGATGACCCACGCGGCGACCTTCCGCTCGGGCCACCAGCCGAGGTACGCGCGGTCGAACTCCTCGTCGTCCATGCCCTCGAAGTCCGCGGCGATCGCGGCCTCGGTGATCGTGTACCCGAGCGCGGGGTGCGTCGCCCACCAGGTGGCGGGGTCGGCGCGGTCGGCGCCCTTCGGTGCGGCGTACTCGAGGAACAGCGTCCGCGAGCGCCGCTCGTGGATCGGTCGCGCGAGCTCGGCCTGCAGCCGGTCGCGCGCCGCCGTGGCCTTCTTGCGCAGGTAGTGCGACGACGCGTCGCCGGCTGCCGACGTCACCCACAGCTGGGCGTCCGGCATCGTGATCATCGCCGGTCGCATGGCCTGCTCGACGCGCCCGTCCTCGTGGGCGAACGCCTCGTCGATCGCGCCCTTGTTCAGCGACGGGCCGTGACCCGACGTCGCCTTGACCGCGTCGACGGACCACTTCGACCCGTTGCTGAACGCGATCGCCTCCTGGCCGTTCTTCGCCGACCAGCCCGGCATCTTCGCGCGCCGCCCGACCCGCAGGTCGAGGAACGCCGACAGGGGCGATCGGGCGATCGGCTTGTAGAAGTCGTCCTCGAGGCGCTGGACCGCCATGAGCCGGTTCTGCGCGGTGTAGCGGACCTTGGCGTCCTGGGTGAACAGGCACGTGTCGGTCAGGACGGTGCGGACGATCGTGGTCTTGCCGGCCTGGCGCAGCACCAGCAGCACGACCTCGCGGTACCAGGGGCCGCCGGTCGCGGGGTCGATCTCGAACGCTACGTCGTACAGGTCACGCTGCCACGGCATCGGGGTCTGCCCGAGCTTGGTCTGCACGCGCGCGACGCGCCCGCCCAGGGTCTCCCGGGTGGGGTGCCGCTCCGTGGCGTGCAGGGGAATCGCTTCGGGCCGTCCGCCCCTACTCACCGTCGCCGTTCGCGATGTCCTCGAGCAGCGCCGAGGCGTCGTCCGGGACCTTCACGGTGCCGCCGTTGTCGGCGTCGTCGTCGAGGCCGTCGAAGCCCAGGCGCGCGAGCGACTGCAGCAGCTCGGCCTGGCGCAGCTCGATCGGCGAGACCAGGTCGAGCCGGTCGAGGCGGTCGACCTGGTCCAGCACGCGGGCGTTCAGCCGCGCCAGGCGCACCCGGTGCCGGCGGAACGGGACCTTGGGGTCGGGCTTCACGATGTCCTTGAGCAGCGCCCGCTCGATCGGTCCCGGCTTGGCGTTCATGTCGAGGCGGTCCAGCACGGGCTCGACGACGGGGTCGCGCGGCTCGGGTTCGTCGATCAGCGGGTCGGCGTCGCGCAGCGCGGCGGCGATCTCCTCCTCGCGCTTGCGGGCGCGCCAGCCGGCGACGTACTTCGCGTGCCCGTCGCGGCACGCTCCGCACCTGCAGCCCTTGCGGTATCCGGGCTGGCCGGGGGTGTCGCCGTGGCGGGCGGGCGTGTCGTCGCTCATGTGGTCGCGGACCTCCTCGGCTACAGGTGTGGGACGGCTACCCGGGGCAGCTCGTGGGGGGAGAGAAAAATGGACATGCGCGGGTCGCCAGAGACCCGAAGCACAGAAAAGCGCGGCATCCCGAGTGCAGAAACCCACCGCGATGGATGCATGCGCCTGCTCGGAAACGCGGCCGCCGGTACCGTCCTCACATGCCCATTTCTGTCTCAGCAGCACCAGCACCGGCGCCTAGTCCGACGTTCCACCTGTACGTCGAGCAGGCCGGTTCAGGTGCGGGAGCATGGGACTGGCTCGCCTCGATAGCCCCGTTTGTGGTCTCCCTCGTTGCCCTCGGCGGCGTGGTGTGGTCGGCCCGTCAGTCGGCGAAGAACACGTCAGATGCGGAGGACCGGCGGCACAAGAACCAGCTTGACCACGACGCACTCCGCTGGCGTCGCGACACCACCGCCGACGCATACTTCCGCATGCTCGCGGCGGCAGCGACGCTTGTCGACGCGGTGCGGCAAGCGCGGTGGTTCAATCGGGACGTCAACCCGGGGCCGGACTATCACGCAGCTCACGAAGACGAGGCTGAGAAGCAGGTAGACGCCTGGAACGCCGCGGGCGCGGACCTCGAGCTGCTCGCGTCGACGATCCGAGCGATCGGCAACCCAGAGGTTGCCACGTTAGGCGAGGAGCTCCGCGCGTGCACCAACGACGCATTGGAGCTCATCGACGAGGCTGTTACGAAGGCCAAGGCCGGCGAATCCCCGTACGTCCATACCAAGGTGGCGGCCGAACTGCTCGACGAGTGCCGAGAGATCGAGGCGAAGCTGATCGCTGCGGTGCGCAGCGATCTTGGCCGGTGAACGCGGCGGGCCACCTCTCCGGGCGGCGGGGAGGTCACCACGTCCAGCCGCGGAGGTTGGTCGGAACAGGCGCGCGGTCACGCTTGCCGGCGTTGCATCCGAGGTGCGCGGGCTGCAGGTTGGCCGGATCCCAGAGCTGCCAGGCGTACCTGCATCGCGACGCGGGCCGGACGTGGTCGAGGCTCGGGCCGAGCGGGTGCCGAGGTCGCAGCCCGAACTCGATCGGGCCGCGGTCTCCCTTGCACAGGGCGCACACCGAACCGGGCGGGCAGAGCTCGAGCACCAGGCGCTTCCACCTGCGCTGCGAGCGGAAGGTGGCGAGCAGTTCGTCGGTCACCGGGCCGTCGTCCAGCACGGGGCGCACCTCCGTCCCGGGCAGGCGACGTCGGACCGCACGACGCTCGATGACCCCGAGGGCCCGCCTGCCGCTGCACCCGCCGTCTCGGTCGGGGCGGTCTGCATGACCCCCGGTCACGCACGTGCCCGGGGAGCACGAAGGCCCAGACCGTGACGGTCCGGGCCTCGGAGCCTCTTCGGCTCACCGTGGCACAACTTAGCGTTGCACCCCCGCGCTTGTACAGCCGGACATCACGTCCTGGCGGAGACGTCCGCGATGATGCTCTGCGTGACGGCCAAGCACTCTTCGACGTGCGCGCGCATCTGCGTCACCGTCCGCGACCTGCGCTTCCGGGCGAAGGGGGTCCCGGGCGCCGGGGTCTCTGTCAGGTCGAGCTCGTGGGCGATCAGATTCCGATCGTGGAACGCGTCCCTCAGTGCGAGGTTCTTCGATGACGGGTTGCTTCGCGCACGCACCAGTCTGTCCGTGATTCCGAGCGCGGATGCGATCTCGTCCACCCGCTCGACGGACTGCGCGCTGGATGCCGTGAGCATCTTGATGTAGTTGTTCACCAAGACGGCCTGCGGATCCAGCCCGGTCCCGAGCAGCAGTTCCAGGAGCCGGGCCGGGTCGACACCGCCGGACTCGCTGTGGGTCACCGCGGACGTCGCCCAGAGGCGGAACTTCTCATTCGCCCGGTCGTCAGTCTTGACCAGCGCAGGGAGGGCCCGCTCGACGAGGCGCTTCAACGAGCGATCGAGCCCGGCGCCGGCGAACAGCAACGCGGATCGCAGGTTGTCCTGAGCCGCGTCGCCGTACGCTCCCTGGACCTTCGAACCAGCGGCAAGCTTGACCACACGGTTCATCACGGCTGCAGAGTCCAGCGCGTTGTAAGCCGCCGTCTCGGCGGCGGTCAACGCAGACTGTGCCGTCTTGCAAGCGTCCGAGAGACCCTCAGGTACCTCCGACGTTGGACCGGGCATCGATGCCAGGGCGTCCCCGACGATCTGCGCTGCCGCCTCCTGCTGCCTGACGAGGGAGATAGCCATACCCCCATGGTCGTAGGCGGATCGGACCAGCCGGTGTCTATCGGACGGATCTCACCCGTCTGGCGGCCTGACGCGCAGCTTCGGCCTGCGTGCGCTCCCAGAGGTCTCCGACTCGGTACAGCGGCCGGCGCGGCGAGGTCGACGTCCAGCCCACCGGGGCGACCTTGTCGCGATGCACCCACGACCGGATGGTCGACGGGGTCAGCGTCACGCCGAGGCCGCGCAGCGCGATGCACGCGTCGGCCGCGGTTAGCGTGCGGTCCTGGGCGGCCTCGAGCATCTCGCGCCGGCGGTGGTCGGCTGGGTAGAGCGCACCGCACACCCGGCACGTCAGGACCTCGGCGCGGGGGGAGACATACAGCGAGGCGCCGCACACCGTGGTGGTGTCGGTCTCGTCGACGAGCACCGCAGTGCACTGGCCGCGGTAGTGCTGCGTGTCCTCGCGTCGCTGCAGCCAGCGCTGGGCGTCGACGAGCGCGACCATCAGCGCGCTGATCCGTGGCGGCCCGTCGAGGCGGGTGGTCATCCACTCCACCTGGGTGCCGAGCCAGGGCGCCAGGGACTCAAGGGTGTCGAGCGGACGGGCCAGGCCGCGCACCGCGGCGATCTCGTCGGCGTGCCGACGCAGGGTAGCGATCAGTTCGTCTCGAGCGGTGGCCGCCTCCGGGTTGTACGGCAGGGGCGCGTCGACGGGGCGGGCCGACGGGCCGCTCGAGCCGAACCGCAGCTCCCCCCGGATCGCTGCCTCGAGCGATGACGCCAGTCCGGGCTCGACCCGGCCGCCGTCGGTCGCCCTGCGGGTGCGGCGGGTCGGCGGGTTGGTGCGGCGGTCGAGGTAGCTGATCAGCGGCGGCGGTGTCACCACGTCGAGCACCCGGGAGAGCAGGTCGAGCAGCCGGCGGGCGTCGCGGTCGCAGACGTAGGCGGGCAGCAGGGGGTCGAGCTCCTCGCCGCAGATCGCGCAGGGTGTGGGGGTCATGCCAGGTCTCCTCGGTGCTGCTGGTTCGGTCGGGTCTTCCCCTTGCGTCCACGACGCGATCGACGGCGGCCGGGCGCAGGGTCGGGCACAGCGGGGCCGGCGCTGCGCGCGGCCCCCGGCCCTACCCCTCCCGATCCGGCCCGGCCCGACCCGTCCCGTCCCGGTGTTCCCGTCGCCTGCACGCTGGCGTCCTGTCGCGGCCCACCCGGGCCTGTCAGGCGCCTGTCAGGAGCCTGACCGGCGCCGCGCGGCGCGGTGGGCACAGGGGCGGGTCGCACGCTCATGGGTGCGGTGTCCGCGGACTGCGCGACAGCGGATCGCACACACGAGGGTGCGGTGTCCGCGTGCTGCAGCACGGTGCCGGGGGTCAGGTTCTTGAAGGTGGCGTCCGCGAGCGCGGGCGGGGTCAGGCCGTTGGCGGCGAGCAGCGGGGCGTGCCCGTGCAGCCACCTGCGGGTGTCCTTGGAGTAGTACGGGATCGGCGGCGGTGGCAGCAGGGGCACGGCCGCGTCAGCGACCTCGAGCGGCATGTCACCGCGGGTCGCGTTGCACGAGGAGCACGCCACGACCGACCGCTCAGCGTCCGCCGGCTTGCCGGGGGGTCGGTGGTCGTAGGTGCCTGCCAGCTTGCCGGTGCGCGCGGCGAAGTTCACGACGCGACCGCAGTAGCGGCATGCATCGCCGTCGCGCATCCGGACCAGCGTGGTGATCTCGGGCTTGCCGTTGTCGGCCCGGCGCTGCTTCTCGAACTCGAGCACCTCGCCGGTCTTGATGTGGACGAACTCGGGGTCGTTGAGCAGCTTCAGGGCGGTGCGCCCGTCCTCCATCTCGACGACTTCGAGCAGGCCGGCGAACGACGCGAAGCCGATCAGCCGGTCGGTGCGGGCGCGGGTGCGGCCGATGTGCCGGGCCGTGGCCATCGTGACGATGTAGTCGGTGCGGTGGGGGTGCTGCGCGGACTGCGCGGCGATCCGGATGAACCACCCGAACACCTCGTCGACCGACGACTCGTCGGCGTCCGGGTGCTCGTCGACCTCGAGCAGCTTGGGGTAGGTCGCTGCCGTGTCGCCGAGCCTGATCCATGCCATGTGGTGCGGTCTCTCCTCAGGTGGTGCTGGTCAGGGGGCCGGGTCACGGTCACGGGGCCGGTCCGGGGTTGCTCAGGCCGCGCAGGTACACGCGGGTCGCCAGGGCGGCGCGGTCGATCGCAGAGGTGCGGCGGCGCTTGATCTCGCGCACCCACGGCTCAACGTCGTCGACGCTCATCCCCGGCGCGGGCCGGCGCTCCGCCGTCGTGCCGGGCGGCGGCGCGGGCACGACCCGTCCGGCCTTCGCCGCCGGCGAGCACTCCGCACACCGATACCCGCAGAGGTAGAACCGGCCGGGCCGGTCCGGGTGGTAGAGGCAGCAGCCGGTCGGCGGGCTCTGCCTCGGCGCGACCGCAGCCGGAACGCCGAGCAGGTCGACGACGGCGAACCACGTGTCCTCGGACGGCGCGCGCTTGAGGCCGGCGTCCTTCCACACCCGACGCCGGTTTCCGGTGCCGACGGCCAGGCCGTTCGCGTCGACGCCGAGGCGCCCCGCGACGGCCGCGAGCGCCTGGGCCTTCTCGAGCCGGTTCTGCTCGGCGCGGCTGGTGTGCGCGTAGTCGACGGTCACGACTGGCCGCCGTGCAGCTCGCAGGGCTCGGACTCGACCGGCATCCCGCAGAGCGTGCACACGACGCCGCCGGGCGGGACGGTCGCGTCCCAGGACTCCGATCCGATCAGGACGTCGTCCGGCAGGGTCCACAGCCCGAGCTGCCCGCGGTACGGCACCGGCTCGAGCAGCACGCGCGGGTCGCGCAGCACCAGGTGCAGCACGTCGGGCTCGGCCCACGGCGAGCAGTACGTCCCAGCGGGGGTGCGACAGATGTCGGCGTGGTGGACGTCGACGAGGTCGACCACGGCCAGCACGGCGCCCTTCGGCGAGGCCACGAGGTGCTGACTCGGCGAGAGCTCGCGCGTCGCGCGGGCGATGACCTCCGCGAGCGCCGGCGTGCTGACCCGGGCGGAGCGGTCGTAGCCCTTGCCGGCGTGGATCGCGAGGGGCCCGCGGTGCCTGGTCGGGAAGCCGACCTTGCGATTCTCGATCGGCTTGCCGTGCACGACCGCCCACGCCCACGGCTGCTTGAGGGTGATCGCCTTCATCGGGCGCTCCTCGTGATCTCGGGATGGACGACGCGCTCGTGCGCGGCGAGGTTGGTCTCGGTCTCGTGGCCGGCTTGGGTCTGCCCGACGACCTGGCAGTTGGGGTGAGGGCAGGACCACCGCTCGGCGCACAGCTCCGCGCGAGGCACGCCGCCGGCGGAGGCGCTCACCGGACGGTCCAGCGCTGAGCGCGGCGTCGGCGACGCACCTCGCGGGTGACGCGCGCCTCCGCGACCCAGTCCCGGGCGACTCGCTCGGCGCCGTCGCGCCCGCGCACGATCCGGCGAGCAGTGAGAGGCGGCGGCAGCGGGGACAGGCGCCGATCGCGGGGCATCCCCCAGCCGTCGGCCGGCACGTACAGGACGACCTCGAAGCGGCCGTCGTCCGTCGGCTCGATCTCGGCCCACGGGTCGTCAGGCCGCGCTGGCAGGTCGGCGGTGACCACCACGGGAACCACGCCCTCGCCGACGACACGGCGCGGGCGGCGATCGATGAGCAATCCGGCGAGCGCGAGCAGCAGCAGGAACGCGAGCACCCCGGCGGCCGCGGCGGCCGCGGTTGTCTCGTTGGTCATGCCGCGGCCGCCTGGGCGCGGTCGACGAGGGTGAGGCCGGCGTACCCGGCGACGTCGGCGAGCAGCGCGGCGTGCGGGCAGACCTGCAGACCGTCGGCGTCGCCGCACGCCACGCGGGCGAGGGCGGACGCGAGCTGAACGAGGACGTGGCCAGCGAGGGCCGCGTCGGCGGGGGTGGCTAGCAGCACCGCGCTGGTGACGTGGTCGGCGACGTGCTCGCCAAGGTGGGCCCGCTTGGCGGCGCCGTCGGGGTTGGTGACCAGGTCGAAGCGCAGGTCGGTGATGAGGGTGTCGGTGGGGGTGGGTGGTGCGGTGGTCATGACGCGGTCCTCTCGGTGTCCGGGCGGGTGGTGAGGGCGAGCACCTGTTCGGCGCTGACGCGGATGCGGGCGAACGCGCCGCCGGCGTCGAGGTCGCGCGCGAGCTGCAGGTCGTTCCAGCGGTCGGCGAGGGTGCGGGTCGCGCCGATCACGTCCTCCACGGCCTGCGCGACGGCGGCGATCGCCTCTGGCTGGTCGGCGATCTGCGACGGTCGCTGGGTCGCCAGCGCCTCGCGGAGCCGAACCAGCTCGGCGTCGGCTGGGTCGCGCTCGAGGTACGCCCGCGAGGTTGTCGTCGGCGTTGCCGCTGCCAGACGGGCGGCTGCGTCGGCGAGCGGCCGCTGCTCGCGCACCGGCGCTGGTCGCGCCTCGACCGTCCGGCCTGTGGCGTCGGGGCGGGTCGGGATCTCGTGGCGGTCCATGAGCCGCTGCACGACCTTGGCGGTCGAGCCGGTCCGAGCGGCGACCTCGGCCTGCGTCAAACGCTCGTCGACGTACAGGCGCCGCACCTCGGCGACCAACGCCGGGTCGTACTCCTTGGGCTGGCCGCCCGAGCGTGTCGCGCGGTCGTCGCGCAGCTGCACTCCGGCGCCGCGCAGGGTGTCCCGGATCGTCTTGGGCGAGCGCCCGTGCCGGGCGGCGATCTCCACCGCGGTCTGTCCGGCCGCGTAGGAGGCGACGATCGCGTCGCGCTCCCCCGCGTCCACGTTGCGCGCCCGCGCTGCGGGCTGCTCCGCCGGCGGGTGGGCAGGCTGCTCGGTGGGCTCAGCCGGCGCGGGCGTCGAGAGGGGCGCCGGCGCCGACGGAGCCGCCAGCGGGAGGGTGGGCGCCGCGTCCGACGCCGCGGTCCGCTGCGCGCCCCGGGCGCTGACGTCGACGCCTGCCTCGAGGAGCGCCGCGGTGATCCGCCGCGGCGCCGTCGAGTACTTCCCGGCGAGCGCCACGACGCCGAGACCGGACCGGTAGTCGGCCGCGAGCGCCGCGGGGTCGAGCTCGGGCGGCGTGGGGCGGCCACGACGGGGCACGCCCGCGGCGTCGAGCCAGGCGTAGACGGTGGACAGGCCGCGGCCGAGGCGCTTGGCGATCTCGTCGACGGCGTCGCCTTGCACGTAGGCGTTGACGGCGGCGAGTCGGTCCTGCTCCTCGCGGGTCGGCGTGCGGGTGGTGGCACGCGCTGGAGGGGCCGGCCGAGGCGACGACTTCGCGGCGGGCGCCGAGTTGCTGGACTTGCGGATCTCGCGCGCGGCCGCCAGGTCACGCAGCGGCACGCCGGCCTCCTTGAGCCAGGCCTTGAGCGTGGCCGGGCCGATGTGGAACCGCTTGGCGATCGACACGATGCCCTCGCCGGCCTTGTACGCCTCGATCGCCGGCGCGCGGTCCAGCGTCACCGACTTGGTCGACGGCGCTGCCGCTGCCCGGTCGAGCTGCTCGAACCGACGGGCCGCGGCGCGCTTCTTGTCCATGCGCGCCTGGTGTTCCTCGGAGGACTCCCTGCGACGGGGCTCGATCGGCAGGTCCGGGGCGCCGGCGTTCATGAGGTTGTGCCCGCCGGCGTGCGAGCCACCCGTCGTGCGCGCCATCACGAGTCCTCGCTCTCGGCGGCGGCCGCGTCCTCGTCGTCAGGCGGGGGCACCGCGAGCGCG